TGGTTATAAACTATATTACTAAACTGAATTCTTTTTTCTGTCATTTTATTGATTTATTTTTTTATTAATATCCTGAAGAATATGATGGTCCTGAAGAAGAAGGAGTAGAAATAGAAGTAGGAGGAGTAGAAGATGTTTGTCCTGAAGAAGGAGGAGTAGAAGATGCTGTTGATGTTGAAGATAGGGTTGAAAGACCAGACAATCCCAGTGATGAGGTTGCAGCAGCAACTGCACCTGCTTCAATGTTACTTGTTGGACGAATTAAAAGACCGTTTGCATAACTTGAAGATATGATGTAATTAGATGCAGATTGATCATTTCCAGATGAAATATTGTCAGGAATCATTTCATAATTACTATTACTAATATCTAGTTGCAAATACAAATCTCTCAATCCAATTACATCATTTGAATGTGGAGTTGCTGAGAACTCAACAATTGTTTGACCATCTTTTATTTTCCCTGCTTGAATATTTATTGGAGTTATAATTATTATGCCTTGTTTATAATTTATTCTACCTATGTTTCTTTTTACTATAGTTGGTGTTGTTGAATTTAATGCTGGAACTGTGAATAGAAATAAAGATCCAGTTTTTCCATCTGAATTTGGAAGATCTGAAATATAAACATTTTGTAGTATGTCTGATACTCTAAACGCAGAAGATTTAATATTAAAACCACTCATACTATGAATATGAAACTCATTCCCAAAACCAATTTGATATTCAGTAAATGTGTTTAATACAACTCTCAAGTCTCTTCGCATTTGAATTGTTGTAATATTTGAAGTTACTGACTCATGGCTTTCATCAATAGTTTTTAGAAATTTGCTATATTTAAATCTTGCCCCGTAGTTATTTAATTCAGTTGATTCTGCATATTTGGTTGTGTTACCCTGTATAATACTTGATACAAAATCAGAACTTGGAGCAAGATTAGTATTATAATAAACTTTTGAATTTATCTCAATATAAAGATATTTCAAATCTAAAATCTCAGGAACAATTCCAGCAACTGAATATTTTTTAAGGTCACGTTTAATATTTTCTTTAATTAAGTTTGGTAAAAAATCACCAGTTCTTGGTTTGATGGTAATAAAAACTTTTCCATATTGAGGAGGAACCAAATCTTCTCCGCCAAATACAGAAATAGATTCAGTTTCTGGATAAATTTTTGCAGGAATTAATGTTTCATAATCACTTGCAGTAAGTGCTCTATTTTGAGATGCATACATTCTTGGTGCATATCTTTTGATAGATTCAACAGATTCGATATTTTCTCCACCCGACGCAATTAATCCTGTGGTCAGTAATGAAATTCCAGAAGTAACTGCATATTCTGTAGAGTTTCTATTATATGTAATTCTCCCTGCAAATGTAAATTGATTTATACCATTTGCACTATCACCATTTGAAGTAATGTACCCAACTTCAATAAAATTTCCTTCTTCAAGTTTCTTACCAAATATTCCATCTCCAAAAATAAGTTCATATCTTTCATCTTCAATTTCTTGAAGAAAGAAAACTTTAGAATCTTGATTGATTTCAAAAATATTATCTTGACGAGTATATTTTGTTGAATTAGTAGATTGTTCGTTATTTCTTACAGTTACAGAAATTAAATCAGTATCAATACCACTATTTGGCAAAATAAATTTTTGATTTAAATTTCGAGTACTAATAGTAAATCTGCTTGTTAGAAGAGTTCCTTGATATACCTTAAGATCATCAAACGTTGCTACGCCATTAAACACAGGAACCGTTATATCTTCTAAAATACAGAACACGTATGACTGATTACCAAAACTACCTGAGGTGCTTGCTACAGGTCCTTTATGGAGGGTTAGAGAGGATGGTGTGGGAGTTATGCTAGATGTGTCAATGAAAAAACTTACTGTAGCCGCGGCAGCTTTTCTTGAACGTGGAATATATCCAATATTTCTTGCAAGTGATACTACATTTTCTCTAAGAGTAGCACTATCAATAAAAACTTCATTTGCCACCATATTTGCATTATATGATGTGATGTAAGTATTGTATGCCAATACATCAATAATAGACGATAAATTTGATCCTTCAAAATCATAATCCGTGAAATTCGAATTAGATTTTAGATACTCTGTAAGAGTAGTTTTAATTTGATTGAAATCTAGGTTTGAAAAATTTACTAATGACATCTATCTGGTTGGCTGCAAAACGAACTCTAATTGCTGCGCTGGAACGTCAGCACCAACTACTCTATAAACAATAATTACATTAAAACCACCATTATCATAATCAGGAATGGTCTGAACATCGATTAAACTTACTCTTGGTTCAAAGTTGATAATTGAATTTTGAATTTCATCATTGATAATTGATGCAGAAATTTCATCAACGTTTTCAAATAATGATCTACTTACTCTAGAACCAAAATTTTCATTAAAAAATTTTTCACCAGGAAGGGTAAATACAATATTTCGTATTGAACGAGCAATTGCAGACTCATTTTTAAGGGCGATCAAATCATTAGTCAGAGGATTGTTCTGAAATGTCATACTAATGTCCTTAAAACCTTGACTTACCCTTTCTAAAGGCATTGATTATTACAATTCTATCTTATTTATAAAGGATTTTTGACTCATAAATTGGTTCAGTTCCATACTCCCAATCATCATAGTCATCATCGTTACGAATTTTTTCATGAATTTCATTTTGTATAACAAAATCGGATTTTTTGGGGGTTAAAAGGTCATTTGTAATCTCACGAAGCATCTTTTGAGGTTCAATTTTGTCCTCCCAACCATATTCACTTGCCAAATATTCAGTTTCCCACTGATTTTTTATAAAATTTTGATCTTTATCGACTTGTTTAGTCATTTTAGCTCCTGATTTGTTAAATCAGAACTTTTTTCGGGGTTGCTATCCCGTTCTTGTGATGTTTTCCAGAAATATTCGTCCTCATTACCCATTGCAAGACGTTCATAACTGTTTTCAACTTGATAGTATCTTGTGGATACTTTAAAATCGGGTGTTTTGGGGTTTTCTGGCGTCAAACTGTTGTCATATATGCGAATTCTATTGTTTGGATAGAGTGCATACTGCCCATTATATAGTTGAATAAGATTAAATGACTTGTGCTCTGCAGGATTCTCTGAAGTTGCATAGTCAATTACATCTGGATCTTGATGATAGTTATCTAAAGTGCAAATGTAAGAACCTTTCTGAGGTCCATGGTCTCTTGTATAGCATTCATAGTCCATAGAACCAATAAATTGCTTACAAATGGATACTACACCATAATCCATGCAGTTCCAGAATTGTAAGTTAGGTAAATCCATATCAGGATTCGGAGTTTCTGGACGAGACAAAAACGCACTGATTGGTAGTTTGTCATACATTGCAGCATACTCTGGTAAGTAAGTTTCAAAATAAAAAGTGCGCCCAGGTATCGACTTTGCCGATACCCAAACGCCTTTTACAAACTCTCCAAACCCACTTTGATGATCAGTTAAGTATTCTTTACGAACCCAAACCTCCTCAGAAGGTAGGTTGGTGATTAAACATGACATAATATTAAGTTATGCATCTTTGATACTATTTAACCTTTTCCTTGTCCTCGATATTTCTTTTGTTTTGCATTACGAGAAGTTGCCGAGAGCAACGTTCGAGAACTTTTCCCTTGACGAGTTTTCTTCGGTGCTCCTACGTCGAACACCGTCTTATTCATACCACCTTTAGAAGCCATAAGTTATCTCCTTAAAATCAAATAATACGAGTCTTTTCATGTCCCACCCGAATGCGAGGATCGCACCAAATATCAAAGCCTTTCTCAATAGCATCAAGACAGAATGAAACATCTTCTCCGCACATATCCTGAACTGCACCAGATTCAAAGACTTGCATCTTAGGAGCAAACCAAGGATACTCTAGATTTTCAAAAACACCCTTCTTAATGAGAACCCAACCAAATCCACTGTAATCAACTGTGAAAGGTTTCCGCCTCTTGCTAATTGATTCAACGGTTTCATGATTCATCACTCCACCATTCTTGCGGAAATCATCTTCCTCTAACCAATGTGCGACAGAGGTTGTGTGTCCATCTTCTGTTGCATACCATCCACCAACAATCTCTTTGTCTTCTCCATCCTTATTCAGTGCTAAATCACAAAGTTGCCAGAACTTGTTTGTATCAAAGACAATATCCGAGTCAATCCATAGTTGATAGTCATATTGCAACTTACCATCCCAAGGAATTTGTTTTGGACCACGAAGAACATTTGCACCCAAACATTTGCACCGTGCAAAGTTAACCATTGATGAGTAGTCCTGAGAAATTTGAATACTCATTCCATTCTGTACAATATCAAAACAAAGTTGTACAAATGCTTTTAAAAAGATAAAAGAACATCCTCTGCCAGGTAAGCAGAAAACAATACTCTTTCCTTTCATTCTTTCCTTAATTGCATCATAGTCCCAATCCTCAGCAGTTTTCTGAGGTGCTGCTGCTTTTACTGTGAATCCTTTTGCCATAAGTTTTTACTAATTTTCAAATTAATTTTATCAGTTATATAGGGTTTTGTCAATGTGAAGAATTTAAGATTACTTCTTTGTTTATAGTTAATTCTTCATATGAAAGATCCTTTTCAGTATAATCAGTTTTTAACAAACCAATCATATTATTCAATGATTTCCAGGTAGCATCAAATTCCTCTTCTTTTAGAGAGTGAACTATACATATGTCTTTTGCGTATATATGATATATTTTTTCCATATTTTGTGAAAAATTTTTCCCAGAATTTTTTTAATAGTAACTTATTTTACTATCGCATTATATATCAGTATCACTGAGAATACAATAGGGATCCACACAATTTTAGGGTATTTTATTATCCAACCTGCAAGTATAACTCTCCAGAAGTTCCAATAGGGAATTCTTTTTCTGAAAGGGGTTTTATGACTTCTCATACTCAAGGGAAATTTTTTTTGATCTTTATATTTACAGGTCGATTTGTCACCTCTGTAGGTTAGGGTAGTATAGCGTTTTTAGCAACGCCCCCCGCACCGCAACGCCCGCAACGCCATAACACTGCTCACGGGGATATACTGCCAAACGTGACATAAGTGCCCCCCAGTGTTAACCAGGGAGCACACAGTGAGTTACATTCAGACCTCGAAGACCTCCGCACAAGAGTTAATACCTTCTTGCTCAATATCAGAAACAAGTGTATCGAGAATGGTCAAGATTTCAGCACCGTTGTTACCTTGTGCAAGCAGACTAAGTGCAATCGAGAGAGACATGATAAAAAAGAAAAAATAGTTAACTGTGTGTATGAGAGTGTATATTTAATGACCCCTACTCTCAGGGTCAGTGTAACTTAAGACCTAGAAGTCGAACACGTTAGAGTTAAGTTGAATCACGTTAACTTTAGGGTCTCGGTATGATACTCCGTCAGGTGTACTTAGGTCATTGAAACTAACTGCTTCTAGACAATCTACGAAGTCCTCATAGTTACCTGCCTCCGATGCTAAGTGATGATACCCAATATCATTGTTGATCCACAGAGCAACATTCCAGGTCTCGTAATTCTCCCACCCGTTGTAGGAGGTATCAAGGACATTGGGTTGGTAGGAAGTAGTCATTTGGGAAAGTTGGTTTGAATTGGTGTCTATACTATAGGGACACTTTGAAGGCCCCAGGAGTTACTAACCTCGGAAGGCACCAAGTGATAGGAATGTCGAGGGAATCATCTTCTCAGAAACTCTCTTATCGTTGATCTGAAAAGTATAACGCAATTGACCTTTAACGGTCTTGAGTACCTTACAGGTCAGTTTGATTTCACCATTCCGATAGGAAGGATCTGTACCTAAAGTGTCATACTGTGGGAAGTAATGATGACAAACACCATCTAAACGATAATCAATAACTTCGTTCCTTGCTTGATAGTTTTCAAGAGCAAGTTGTTCGGTGAGTTTGATGCTTTCGAAGAGGTCGTTGATGTTCATACTACTGATACACTTTGAAGGCCCCAGGAGTTACTATCTCTCACCACACGTTCGTTGTTACCTACTCACCAACGATCAGGTGTACTTAGGTCCTCCACATAAGCTAGAACCTTCTCAGCAGGTTCTAGATGAAATACTTTCTCCCAGTCAAGATTGTGTGGGTCGAAGTCACTTAAGACCTCAAGTTCGAGAGTAACCCTATACCTTTGCTTCTGTGCCTGATAATGTGCAACCGACATGAGTTGGTCTCCGAAGTGTTATGGAGTTATTATAAGATGCCTGGCAGTGAATGTCAAGGACCTTGGGGGTATTTATGTGCCTCTGTGGACTTTTGGGGGGGATCTGGGAGGATTTTGTGACCCTGGGGGTTGACAAATTGCGTTCCTTAGTGTATGCTTGCTAAGATCACAAGGTCTCCAGGGGTTTAATTGATTACAGAGAACTTTACTGTGGTTGACTATAAGGTACAGAGACATTGATACCCTCAATTATTCTCAATAAGGACACTTATTGATTCTCAATAACAACACCTCTTCTCAATAGACAAAATACGCATATACATTCTTTTAATACTTTTTAATTGATTTTTAATACTTTTTACCCTTATTTGAGTTAAAAACAATAAAAAAGAGAGGATAACCAGTCCTCTCTCAGAATATCCAACTCTTAGGCATTTATAGTCAATTATCCATACTTTACAGAGTCACTTTGCTTATAAGTAAGGGGGCCAACTCCTTCCCCCTTTGTTTATATTATACCACAGTTACTGATTTTAGCAAGTCTTGAGCAACTTCCCCATCAATAATCTCCTCAGAACAGAACTTATAGGTATAACCTGGATAGAACTTCTTGACAAGATGAGGAACACCATAACGCCATACTTGTCCGTTTCCGTTATAGTTGATCCATACAACTTTAGTGAACTCTTCTATAAAATGTCGATAAGGAAATGAGATAGTTTGAGTCATTCTAATTTAACTTCCTCAACTCTTTTTAATAAAAGAAACTTCGGTGACGTTAGGATTAGATTTTAGCAGTCGATTCAGTAACTTTCGTCGATTAGAGTTCTTCGTTAAATCTAAATTAACTCCAAGATCAATAGCAATCTCTTCTGAAACTTTGTCCTCATAGGAGAACTTAATAAAAACAGTTTGTGTCATTTGATTGAAGAATGAGTGTTTTGATTCTATCTATCAGTTCAGACGCATACCTGAGAAGAAGGGAACTACCGAACCGTCAGACATACTGAAGAACCAATTATAGTTCTTTTGAAATACACCTTCACCACCAAGTCCATGTGTAGAAAGTAAAGCATTTAGACGGGACTTGGTGGTATTGGATTGCCAACCACCATCGAAGACACGCATCCAAGTATCACCAATTTCAGCAATCTTGTTTCCGTGCAGATACACTTTGGAGATGCAATTACCCTGCTCATACTCTACCCGAGTATTATCTAAACTCCAATCCCGACGATTAGTGATTGCAGAGTTCATTTGACGTTCGATCTTTCTCATTTTGATTTGGTTTGAATTGGATTGGTGTCTATACTACTGATACACTTTGAAGGCCCCAGGTGTTACTAACTCTTACTCAAAGACCATTGTGAGTATAAAACTTTCTCCAAACTGTATGCTTCTGATTCTCTCTTATCAT